GAATGCGGATTGTGCGATTTGCGGGGTTCGAGGTAATGATCCATTCCTGCTCGTCCTGACGCGAGCAGTGGCCGAAGAAGCCGCCCGGTGCGAAGCCGAGGCTGTTCTCGGGATTGGAGCGCACTGCATCCATCGCACGGATCTCCAAGGTCTTGCCGCTGACCTCGCGCACGACTTCGAAGGGGTTCACGTCAGAGTATCCAAAGTGGTTGGCGAATTTCATGGTCATGGTCTCCAAGTAGCCGGTCGCTGCGACCGTGAATCAGTTATATCGGAAAAAAATTCCGGTGTAAAGAGCTTTGACAGAAAAATTTTGATTTCGATGCTATAATCAGTTAAGTTTGGAAAACAAGGGGCCAGATCGTTGGCGCGATCCGACCCCTCTCATCAATCGGTCGAAAGGAGCTTCGACGATGACTGACGCACAAAATAAGATTAAATTTCGGTGGCGGCAATTGCCGCCGGTTGAGCGTCTAGCCGATCTCTTCTGTTACGACGACGGGCGTCTTCTTTGGCGAATCCCGCCTGTAAAACGGATCAAAGTCGGTGACGAAGCTGGTTATGTTAACCGCGAAGGCTACATTAGCGTGTGCATAGATGGCGTCTATTACGGGGCCCATCGAATTGTTTGGAAGTTGCATACAGGCCAAGACCCGGTCGACATAGTCGACCATATTGACGGTGCCCGGTCCAATAATAAAATCAGTAATTTAAGATGTGTCTCTCACGCTGAGAATATGCGTAATAAGCGTTTTTCACAGCGCCCTCTTGTCAACAGGGTTGACGCCAATTATTCTAAAAAAGTTCACAGGAAGGGCAAATGACCAATAATCAACTGCAATCCATCGTCGAGCGCATCGAAAAGCTCGAAGAGGAAAAGGCTGCAATCGCCAACGATATCAAAGAAGTCTACACTGAAGCCAAGGGCAATGGGTTCGACGCCAAAGTCCTCAAGCAGGTCATCAGCCTGCGCAAAAAGGACGCCGCCAAACGCGCCGAAGAGCAGGCCGTCCTCGCCACTTACATGAGCGCGCTCGGCATGCTCGCCGACCTGCCGCTGGGTCGCGCAGCCATCGAAAGGGAGTTCGAATAATGGAAAATGACGATTTTATCGCCGAAATCGAAGCCGAAGAAATGCGAGAATTTCTTCAACAGCTTGATTTTGAAGAGGAATTTCCAAACGGAGATTCAGAGCTTGAAGACGACATGGACGGAGAAACTGCCGAAGCGTATTGGCACGCGATGGATAAGGATGATTGATGACATCGCCCGAAACCCTCGTCGCGCAGCTATCGTCGCAGATCACCGCGCTTGATCGCCAGCTCAAGACCCTCAAGGCCGAACGCGCAGCCCATATCCTCGGTCTGCGGCGCGCCGGCGCGTCCCTCGGTACGATCAGCAAAGCCTCCGGGCTCACGCGCCAGCGCGTTTTGCAAATCGTCCAAAACTACGAGGACACACATGTCGCGCGGTAAAAAGGCAGAGCCCGACGCAGAGCCAATCGAGCCTACGGAAATTATCCCGCCGCGAAAGGTCGGGCGACCGTCTGGATACAATGAGCAAACAGCAACAGAAATCTGTCATCGGATGATCAACGGGGAAAGCCTCGTGAAAATCTGCAAGGATGATCACATGCCGTCGCGCGTGACTGTTTATGATTGGATGGAAGCGCACCCAGAATTTCGTACAAGGTGCGCGCGCGCGAGAGAAGGTCTTGCTGACTTTTTGGTTGATGAAATCGAGGAGCTTGCGCGAGAGACAAACGAAGACAACGTCAACAGCATGAAGGTGAAGATTTCGACGAAGCAGTGGCGCGCGATGAAGATGGCTCCGCGCATTTACGGTGATCGCACTACGACAGAAATAACCGGCGCAAATGGCGCGCCGATTCAACTGGAGGCCAAGCGGACGATTAAACTCGATGATATGGACGATGAGACGCTCGAGCAGATCGAGCAGGCGCTGCGACTGGCGCTCGAGCATAAGACTGAGCAATGATGAGGAGCTTGAGCACGCTCTTGAGTTCATTCACGATCATGCCTCGCGCCCAAACATATGGTATGCTGCCGTCGCGGCTGACGCGCTTTTCGGCTATCAGGTGAGGCGCAAATGACGGACAAGATCATCAACACCATCTGGCATTGGCAGGCAGGCTGGCTGCGTCGTCCCGAAATGGATTGCGAGCACGGCTACTGCTACGAAGAGCCGGACGGAGATCTGGTTTACACAGACAACCCTAGGCACAAGAAGAACCTGCGCCTGTGTGTCTGGCTGACGCCTGAAGGCGAGTTTTATATGTCCGTCTCGAAGGCTCCGATGCCGAACCCTAGATTTGTGCGATGACAAAACGCGAAGCAGTCCTTGGCCTCTACGACAAGTTCGCTGCCGAGTTTGGCAGCCTCGAGCAGGCCAAGATCGAGGTTGACAAGATACTTTGCGGAAAGAGCCTCGCGACCTTCGTGAAGCAGGCGTGGAGCGTCGTTGAGCCCGGTCAACCCTATGTCCACGGCTGGCATATCGATTTCATCTGCGCGCATCTTGAGGCCATCACAAACGAGATCCGGCTTGAGGGCGGCGGCATCTACAATCGCCTGCTGATCAACATTCCGCCCGGCACGATGAAGTCGCTGCTGACGAACGTCTTCTGGCCGGCGTGGGAGTGGGGGCCGAAGGGCAAGCCGCACCTGCGCTACGTCTGCGCGGCGCACAAGGTTGAGAACCTGTCTGCTCGCGACAGCCGTCGCATGCGTCAGCTCATCACGAGCGAATGGTATCAGGAGCGCTGGGGCGACAAGGTCAACCTGACAGCCGACCAGAATGAAAAGTTGAACTTTCAGAACACCGCCGGCGGATTCCGCATGGCGACGGCGATCAGCAGCCTGACGGGTATCCGTGGCGACCGGGTGATCATCGACGACCCGCACAGCGTCGATAGCGCGGCGTCTGAGGCCATGCGCGAGAGCGAAGTGACGACCTTCCTTGAGGCCATCCCGACCCGCCTCAATGACCCTATTAAGTCATCGATCGTCGTCATCATGCAGCGCCTGCATCAGGAGGACGTCTCCGGCGTCATCATCGAGAAGGAGCTGGGCTACGACCACATCATGCTGCCGATGCGATACGACCCGTTGCGGGCAGCGCCGACGAAGCTGGGTCTGGAAGATCCGCGCAGCGAAGAGGGCGAGCTGTTGTTCCCGCAGCGTTTCCCCGAGCATGTCGTAGATCGCGACGAGAACGCGATGGGGCCGTACGCGACCGCCGGGCAGCACCAACAGGAGCCGAGCCCGAGAGGCGGCGGCGTCATCAAGCGCGATTGGTGGCAGCTTTGGGAGGGCGAGAGCTTCCCGCCGTTTGACTTCGTGGTGGCAAGCCTCGACACCGCCTACACGACCAAGCAGGAGAACGACCCCAGCGCCCTGACGGTCTGGGGCGTCTTCTCCGGCGACGTCACGCCAATGATGGCGAACAACTTCGTCGCCCGATCAAGCAAACTCAAGAATGCAGAGAAAGAGGCCGCGCGTTTTGACGAAATGACGCGCATCGGCAATATGCTGCCCGACAACCCCGAGAGCACGCCCCGGATCATGCTGATGTATGCGTGGGCGGAACGTCTGGAATTGCCTGAGCTGATTGAGAAGGTTGCCAAGTCCTGCCGGCGGATGAAGGTCGATCATCTGCTGATTGAGAACAAGGCGTCGGGCATCAGCGTCGGGCAGGAAATCCGGCGGCTGTACGGGCATGAGGACTGGGGCGTACAGCTCGTCAATCCGGGGGCGATCGACAAGCTGGCGCGGCTGTACAGCGTCCAGCATCTGTTCAGCGAGGGGATGATTTATGCGCCGGACCTTCGGTGGGCGGATCAGGTCATTCACCAGTGCGAGGTTTTCCCGAAGGGGAAGCACGACGACTTGGTCGATACGACCAGCATGGCGCTGAAATATCTGCGAGAAACAGGTATACTGGTGCGCCAGCCGGAGCGGATCGCGGAGATCGACACCGGGCGGCAGCATCGCGGCAAGCCTTTGGAGCCGCTGTATTCAGTCTGAGGAAATCATGTCTCGCATACTCGCCAACGCCACTGTCGACGTTGAACTGGCCGCCACGCCGGTGCGCCTCGGGCGTTTTCGGGTTGAGGTTTGGGGCAAGGAGCCCCACGACTTCGTCCGCATCTACACTATTCAGGCGGCATCTGATACAATGGCCGCTCAGGAGGGCCTTCGGCGCTTTGTCGAAGAGATCGAAGCTTTGATTGCTGAGAAAGGCTGACCATGCCCATGACGCCGGGCCTCGTGCCGAACATTCGCCAGATCCCGCAAGAGGAACTGGACGTTATGCCGGTCGTGCAACTGATCCCCGGCGAGGACAAGGAGAGGGCCAACGACAACGGCGAAATCATGCGCATCGAGCATGACGACGGGTCGATCACGATCTCGATTGACGGTAAGCCTCTGCGGGACGGGGACGAGCGCGGGCCGGAGGGCTGGTACGATAATCTTGTCGAGGACATCGACAGCGGCGAGTTGAGCCGGATCGCCGAGGAGCTGCTGAACGGCATCGACGACGACGTGCAGTCGCGTACCGAGTGGGTTGATGATCGCGCGCAAGGGATCAAGCTTTTGGGTCTCAAAATTGAGATTCCGGGGCTCGGGGGAACGCCTGACGGGGCTCCGGTGGAGGGAATGTCTCGCGTACGCCACCCGCTGCTTCTCGAGGCGGTCCTCCGTTTCCAAGCCAATGCCCGGTCTGAGCTGCTGCCGACAGATGGGCCGGTAAAGATCCGCAACGACAATAACAATGCGAATTTGCAGGAAGATCAGCTTGCCAATGCCCTGCAGCGCGACCTGAATCACTATCTCACGACGACAGCGAGCGAGTATTATCCTGATACCGACCGCATGCTGTTTATGCTTGGGTTCGGCGGGACAGCGTTCAAGAAGGTTTACTTCTGCCCGCTGCGCAACAGGCCGGTGAGCGAGACGGTCGACGCCGATGACTTGATTGTAAACAATTCGGCCACGGACCTCGATAACGCCAAGCGCGTGACGCATCGAGTGTTCATGAAGCCCTCGACGGTGAAGAGGCTTCAGATTCTTGGGGTTTATCGCGACATCGACCTGACGACGCCGATGGAGGCCAAGGAAGACGCCGCGCAGCGCGCCAAGAAGGACCAGCAGGGCATTTCGCAGGGTAGTTTCCGGCCAGAGGACCGCGACCGCGAGATTTACGAGTGCTATTGCGAGCTGGATATTCGGGGCTTCGAGCACAAGTTCAAGGGCAAGGAGACGGGGCTTGAGATCCCGTACCGCGTGACGATCGACGTGTCTTCGCGCGAGATTCTGAGCATCGTGCGCAATTACGAGGAACCGACCGAGGAGTGCGCCAGCCCCCTGCCTGAAGCGCGCAAGACCTTCGTGAAATACACGTTCGTGCCGGGCCTTGGGTTCTACGACATTGGCTTGCTGCACATTCTGGGCAACACGACGAATGCCATCACGGCGGCATGGCGCGAGATGCTTGACGCCGGCATGTTTGCCAACTTCCCCGGCTTCTTGATCGCCGACAGCGGGCTGCGCCAGAATACCAACATCTTCCGCGTGCCTCCGGGCGGCGGTGCGCCTGTGAAGACGGGCGGCCTGCCGATCAATCAGGCCATCATGCCCCTGCCGTACAAGGAGCCGGGCGGCGCGCTGATGAACCTTGTGCAGAACATGGCCGAGACCGGCCAGCGCGTGGGCGGCACGGCTGAGATGGCTGTCGGTGAGGGCAAGTCAGATGCCCCGGTGGGCACGACGCTGGCGCTGATCGATCAGGCGACGAAAATCCTGAACAGCGTCCACAAGCGCATGCACGCGGCGCAGGCCGAGGAGTTCAGGCTTCTGGTTGAGTGTTTTAAGGAGAACCCGGAAGCCTTCTGGCAACGTAATCGGTGCCCTGCGTATCAGTGGGATCAGCAGACGTTCCTTCAGGCTTTGAATGACTGCGACCTAGTGCCGCAGGCTGATCCGAATACGGCGTCTCAAACGCAGCGCATGATGAAGATCATGGGCCTGAAGCAATTGCAGGCGGGCAATCCCTCGATGTACGACCCGATTGCCATCGACACGGCTGCCTTGCAGGCGATGGGTTGGAGCAACCCGCAGCAGTTCATGGTGCCTCCGCAGACGATGGGTAATCCGCCGCCCGAGCTTTTGGAGAAGCAAGCGAAGTCTCAAGCTGACAGCATGAAGGCCAACGCATCCATGATGGATGCTCAGTCTCGCCAGCATCTCTCGCAGGTGAAGGGCGAGACCGACATGATGAAGGCGCAGATTGATATGATGAAGGCGCAGAATGAGATGGAGATTGCGCAGCGCGAGCTTGAAAGCCGCGCAGCCGATCGCGCGTCTCGTGAGCGTATTCAGCTTGTGGATTTGGCGCAGAACCTTGCCGTGCATCCCTATAGCGCGGAGATCGTTGATCCGTTGATTCGTCCGACGATGGAAGACATCGCGCGGTCAGAGCAAGAAGCACAACCGGGCCTGATGCCGCCCGCAGGACCGGGAGGTCAGTGATGGTTGATAATCCACGTTATTATTTTTATCGCCCTGAAGTCACAAGCGAAATGTTGCGTATCTTGACGCCAACTCGCCCGGAGATGGTAGAGAGACCGCTTGACCCGGAAGAATTGGCAGCAGTTCAACGAGCCGAGATTGAAAGGCTTGTTGCGCAAGCGCGCAATCAGCAGCGTCTTCAGGAGATCCAGACGCGTCGTCCCGGGTTTCAGACTTTGATGGGATATGGTGCTCGTCAAGTTAATCCGATTTCACGGGCTCGCGCTTCTGAAGCCGCAATGGGAGAGGCGGAAAGACGTTTAGAGCATCCGCTTTATCAGCGTTATATTGAAGATCAGATTGGCCGGGCCGCTAACGTACAAGAGCCGCCGGCAATAGATATTGCCCGGTTAATAATGGGCAATAATGCCCCCGCGCAAGCCGCTCCTGCTTCTGCCCCGTCGGTTGTTCCACCCGCTGCGGCAGCGCCGGTTCAAACATCTGCGCAAGGCGAAGGTCCGATTGGTGAGCCTGTAGGCGGCTACGACCGCATGCGGGAAGTACCTCCTGTGGGGCAGCCGGTGGGCGGGTATGATCGCATGCCTGCGCCTTCCCCCGCCGCTCGCGCCGTTCAGGTTGCGCGTCAGGCTGCCGGCGTGCCGCTACCTCCTCAGCGCCCGGATAGCCTTGCACCGCAGCCGCCAGCTGCAGAAGCAACAATGGCCGCGCGCACAAATGCAGTGCGGGACGCTTGGACCCGTTACAACGAAACAGGCAGTGCAGCGGATTTTGTTCGTGCTAGTGCCTTGATGCAGGCCAACATGCCTGAGCGTCAGCAAGAGGCTGATGGCGGCACGATCAAGGCCAAGGGTGCGCCGAAGCCGGACCCCGTCCATAAGGCGCTTGAGATCATCCACCACCTTCTCGTTCACGGACGCTGATATGGATTACACCGTTCGCCTTGCCAAACAGGTCATGCAGTCAGTGCGTCCTCGCAGGGCGGAGGGTGGAAAGACCGCGCCGCTGTATGACGCGATGGATGAATGGCGCAAACTTGCCGGCCAAGTGTACGGGATGCACCAGCAGCATATGGCCAAGGGTGGTCGGGCAAAACCGGCTCAGGATAACCCGCAGCCATCAATGGGACTTGAGCTGGAAGACCATCCGGCTTGGATTCCGCAGCGCCTGCTGGCTGAGAAGGCCGGGCGCAAGCGCGATCCGAACGACCGGCCCAAGGTCGACATGGAGACGCTGCGCAGTACGCCTAAGCTCTATTCGAAGCAGGCCGACGTGCTCCGTACCTACAAGAACATGCCAGAAAGCATGGTTGGCGCAAGTGATGATGAAGTAATGGAACACTTCATCAATCATGTAAAAGACAACCTGTTGACACTGCACGACGCAGTTCCGGAACACATTCGGGATCGCAGCAAGCTCTGGTACGACGGCGGTCGCAGAATTTCCGATGATTGGTCGCAGAAGTACGGCGTACCGAATTACTCGGTGGCCGGTGCGATTGCCGCTTTGTCGCCGCAGACGGATTGGTACGCGAACGTTTCGCGCGCCGAGCGCGTGCTTGACGCTCTGCGCGGCAATGGCCAGTTGGCGATCAAGCCGCACGGGCATGAGGACTTCTACAATCAGTTCAAGTTCAGCCCGGAGATGGACGCGCGCTTTAACAGCGTGAACGATAAGGGTGTTCCCTATTCGCTGAACAAAGATGTCTACAAGCCTGTCTATGCGATGCTTTCTGGCAAGTCTCTTGGCGATCTCGACAAACTGCCCCTGCCGCCGAAAGAGAAGGCTGTGGCCAAGGCGATGTGGATCCGCCTGTATGACGAGGCGCACAATTCTCCAGCGCACAAGATAATCACGCCCGAAGGCGACTTCGCTGACAACGTGAAGACCAACAGCGGGACGGATAAAGGCGCTGGCTGGGGTTCCTTGGTTGAGATTGCCAAGGCTATCCGCTCGGTCGAGGCGCAGGATCCATCTGAGTTGTCACAACTCATGGGCGAGAAGCACAAGGTCCGCAACTTCTATAACAATATTATCTCGCCCTATTCAAAGCACGGCGACGTTACGATGGATACGCATGCAGTGGCGGCAGGGCTGCTGCGCCCGTTGTCCGGGTCATCATTGGAAGTTGCGCACAATCTCGACACCAGCCCACCCAAGGGTACGCCCGGCGCGGGCGGCTCTGATGTGACCGGCATTCGCGGAACCTATCCGATCTTTGCCGAGGCTTATCGACGGGCAGCTCAGGAGCGCGGATTGCTGCCCCGGCAAATGCAGTCTATAACTTGGGAAGCTGTCAGGAGCCTGTTCCCTGATACGTTCAAGAGAGGCAAAAACGTCGATAGGGTCGATCAAATTTGGGATCAATATCGTGCAGGGAGAATTAATCGTGACCAAGCAGTCAAACAGACATTCGAAATCGCAGGAGCGAGCAATGGCCTCAGACCGCCATCATGGTACAGAGACGGATCCGCTGGTCAGCCTGATGCACCGTCTCAAGGTTCCGGTGAACCGGGAAACCTATCTGGAGCTGTCCCATATGGGGAACCCTCCGAAGGAATGGACCGCCGAGCACGAGGCGGATTTACCTCGTCATCTTCAAAAGCCGCACAAGAAGGAGGGCGGCGAGGTCAAGTAGCCTTCGGCTCGCATCCCGCTCACAAGGTCCCCGGCATTCACATCGTCACTTCGGAGGCAGGTGATCCGTTCTTCACGGGAGAACGGTGATGTCGCGTGAAGAGAACCTCAGATCCTTTATACGAGACAGTCATGCTGTTGATGAGGCGGGCGATCCTCTTCGCCTGTACCACGGCACCGCAGACGACTTTTCTGAGTTTCGACTTCACAGCGCCAACAAAAAAGACGCTGGCTGGTTAGGTCGCGGTTTCTATTTCACGAATAGCCCGTCTCTGGCAAACAGTTATTCAATGATCAAACCCGGCAAGTCCCCGAATGTCATGCCGGTTCATTTGGCGTTGAAGAACCCGTTTTATGCAACACCGGAGCACAAGACGGCCATAAAGAACGCCCTCATGGAAGACCCGTTCGCTGCTGATGACTTTAGAAATCGATTAATTGATGCAGGTTATGACGGAGTAGTTCTCGATTATGGAACAAAAGATAAAGTAAAAGAGTATGTTGCATTTCATCCTGAGCAAATCAAATCCGCCACCGGCAATCAAGGCACGTTTGATCCCAACAATCCTGAGATAACCAAAGCCGAAGGCGGCACGGTGGACGACGAAGATCAAGGCATTACGGCCTATCATGGGTCGCCTCATGAGTTTGATCAGTTCGACATTTCTAAGATCGGCACTGGCGAAGGTGCGCAATCTTATGGTCATGGGTTGTATTTCGCAGAGGCAGAGCCTGTCGCGTTAGGCTATCGAGACAAATTGTCGTCTGGTACATATAAGACATCAGCTGGAGAAATATTTGATCCCTACAATCTTGAACATATGAATCTTAGAAACGCCGCGTATAAAAACATTGATAATGCAATAGAGAGGGCGTCCGGCCTTCTGGAGTCCCAGCCTGAAAATGCTGACAAGATCAATCGTGATTTAGAAAAGCTGTATGCTGCAAAATCTGCACAAGCCGTTCCTCATAAAGGCCATATGTATGAAGTCAAAATAAATGCTCATCCAGATCATTTTATTGATTGGGACAAGCCTTTAAGAGATCAAAAAAATATATTGTCAAATGTTCTAAACAAGTTTGGCGGTGAAAGAGAAGTAAGAGATGCATATTCAAATTGGGACAAATTAAATTCTGACATGGTTGAGAACGGAAGAGTTATTGATTACGAACCGTCTCATCCGCTTTGGCAGGAATACGACAGACTTTCTAAGCCGAGCGAAGAACGAGCTAAAATAAAACTTGGTTATCTTTTAGAGAAACTAGATGACGAAGAGCGTAATCCAGAAAAATATCCACCCCACCGTCAATTGACGCAAAAGGGGGAGGACTTATGGCGCGCGGTTTCTCAAATCGACAAACAAAATGCCAAAGCCACTGATTTATTCAGAGAGTTGGGCATCCCCGGTATCAAATACCTCGACCAAGCCTCTCGCTCTGCTGGCGAAGGTTCCCGCAACTACGTCGTCTTCGATGATAAGCTTGTGACGACCAAACGCCGGTACGAGCGAGGCGGCGCGGTTTATGGTAATATGGACATGCATCCGGGCCACGGGATGTAATCACCCCCTTCATAAGTGGCAGCGGGGACGCCCGTTACAAGGAGCGCGCAATGAGTGAGATGGCAAAGGGCCTCAGGGCCAAAATGAGGGCGAAGGCAAAGGCCATGTCCTCGCAGAAGGACAGCAAGACGGACAGCAGCGACTGGTCGCCCGCCGAGCCGCTTAACGCCGACGTCCAGACGGGCATGCGCCCGGTCTCGCGCCGCACGTACAAGACGGGCGGCAAGGTCGAAGGCGAGGCCTGCGCGCCGCGCGCCGATCGCAAGCCGCGCAAGAAGGGCGGCAAGGTCGAGAGCGAGAAGGCCGAAGCGAAGGAATGGATGAACGCCAAGATCAATCGCAATGTGAAGGACGCCAACGAAGAGCGCGAGGGCATCAAGCATGTTGGTGGAATGAAAAAGGGCGGCGTTGCGAAGAAGGCCGATGGCGGCAAGGCTGACGACATGCCGATGACCCCGCCGCCCGCAGGCATGCGTACCGACAAGCCTGAAAACGTCTCTCGCCCGACCTACAGCAAGGAATCTGTTGACAAAGCGATTGCCAGTTCGCGCCAGAAGATTGGTGGTCGCGAAGGAAAGATGATCCACGCGCTTCTGAAAGGTCGCGCGGGTCGCAACAACGGCGGCTACTCGACCCAGAAGGACGCCAACGAAACGCCTTCTGCTGCGGATCAGGAGCGCATGCGCCGCGAGATGGAGCGTCAGCGCCAGCAGGCTCGCGAAGAGGGCGCAGGCGTCCGCAAGGCGGGCGGGCGTGCCAAGCGCAAAGACGGCGGCGAGGTCAACTACGGCCCGATGGAAATGCCCGCCGGCAAGAAGGGCGCGTCCGAGGCCGAGCAACGCCGCACCGAAAGATATCAGGAAAATCTTTCCAAGCCCTCGCGCGGCAAGGCCGATAATTATGCTGACGGCGGCTATCTGAAGTTCAAGGGTGATCCCGTCATTCCCGGCATGAAGGAAGGCGGCAAGACCAAGTGGATTCAGTCTGCCATCAAGAAGCCCGGCGCGCTTCGCAAGTCGCTTGGCGTCAAGGAAGGCCAGACGATCCCCGGCAAGAAGCTGGAAGCTGCGGCTGAGAAGGGCGGCAAGCTCGGTCAGCGCGCCCGTCTGGCTCAGACGCTGGGCCGCATGCAGCGCAAGGACGGCGGTCGCGCCAAGAAGCCCGGCACGAACGTCAACATTGTGATCCAGACCAAGCCCGCGTCCGCGATGGGCGGCATTCCCTCGGATATGGGTATGCCACCGATGCCGAAACCTCCGGGTGGCGTCCCTATTCCGATGCCGCCTCCCGGCATGGGCGCTTCCCCGATGGGCGGCATGCCTATGCCTCCACCCGCCCCTGCACTTGGTGGCGGGCTCCCCGGCGGCGTGCCTCCGATGGCGCGCAAGGACGGCGGTCGCATCACCAAGGTTGCCAAGTCCTATAAGGACATGGAGGCTGGTTCGGGCGGCGGCGAGGGTCGCCTGCAGAAGACCGACATCGCCAAGCTGGGCAAGGACGCGCCGTCCTACCGCAAGGGCGGCAAGGTCTACCGCTCCTACAAGGACATGGATGCTGGTGCCGGCTCCGGCGAGGGACGTCTTGAAAAGTCTGAAATCCAGAAGCGGGCACGCTGACGGCTGCGACCGGCGGTTTCTCCCGCCGCCGGTCGTTTACATTGGGAGAACAAGGAGGGGAACTTGTGCTGACTACGAGTATGGCCTTTAAGGCCGAACTCACGCGATTGCTGCAACAAGCGATTGCCGAGCAGGCGGATGTCATCTTGGCACCGCACACGATGGGTGACTTTGGAGCCTACAAACACCACATTGGAATAGTTGCGGGGCTGAGATCGGCTCTGGAGCTACTGGAAGAGGCAGAATCCATCATCAACAAACGCGAAAGGGGCGCGTGAATGTCCAATATAGCAATGCTGCATGAAAAGAATCCGAAGCAGGTGCTTCTGGATCAAGTCGGGGCGACTGTTGACCGCCTTAAAATCCTGAATACGCAAGTTTTGGTCGCCGTTTACATTCGTCCTGAGAAAACCAAGGGCGGAATTATTATGTCGAACCAAACGCGCGACGAAGATCGCCACCAGAGCAAGGTCGGGCTGATCCTTAAAAAAGGGCCATCCGCTTTTGTCGAAGACGGCGAGAAGAAATGGTTCGGCGACGTCACGTTCAATGAGCACGATTGGGTTGTTTTCCGTCCAAGCGACGGCTGGGCGATCACAATCAACGGGACTTTGTGCCGGATGATCGAAGATGTGTCTGTAAAGATGCAGATTTCTCATCCTGACGATGTTTATTGAGGGGTAATCCAATGGCAGGCGAAAAAGATCAGGTCGAAATCGAGATTGATGATCCGATTATCGACAAAACAGACGAAAAAGAAGTTCTTGTTATCGAAAATGAAGAAAAAAACGCAAACAACAAGAACATTGAGCCTGATGATGGCATCAGCGACCTCAAAAACAAGCTTTTGGAAGAACAAAGGCTGCGTTTTGAGGCTGAAAATCGCGCCAGAGAGGCTGTTCAGCGCCAATATCGGGCTCAGAACGAGACTGAAGAGGCCAATTTTGCCCTTGTAGAGGGCGCGATGCGCACGTTGTCGGAAGAAAACGAGCACATCAAGGCGCAATACAAGGAAGCACTGTCGATCGGCGACTATGACCGAGTGGCCGACCTTCAGGAAGCAATGGCGGAGAATAAGGTGCGCCTGTCCGAGCTTCGGAGAGGCCACGAATATATGAAATCGCAGCGCGAAAATACGCGCCGTGAGCCCCATCCGCCTCCGCAGCCGGCAGATCCTGTAGAAGCTCTTGCTTCTAATCTGTCTCCGCGTTCGGCTGACTGGATCAGGCGCAATCCTGATTATGCCAAGGACCAGCGGCTGTTCCAGAAGATGGTTGCCGCGCATCAAATGGTGACGGCTGACGGCATTCAGCCTGATACCGACGAGTATTTTGAGGCAATCGAAACCACTCTGAAGATGCGCAAGCAGCCTGATCGCGCGCAACAGAGGGCCGAGGAAGACGACGCAATGTCTGAGGCAGCAAAACCCGCCCAGAAGCGCGCAGCGCCTCCAGCGGCCCCCGTATCGCGTTCTGGAACGCCGGGCAATACCCGATCAAACGCTATACGGCTTACGAGGGCGGAGGTTGAGGCCGCCGCCGACATCGGGATGACCCCCGAGGAATATTACAAGAACAAGCAACTCCTTCAGCGTGAAGGCCGGATGTGAGGATAAGAGCATGAGCAACTTCAAAAACCAGATGAAGGCAGGACTTGACCCGGAAGCCGTTAGCAGGCCGCCCCCGAGGCCGGAGCTGCGTGACGACGATCCCCGCGCCCGTGCGGCTCGTCGTGCTGCGGAAATCCGCGAGCACGGCGGTAATCTGGACGAAATGGGTGACAAGTTCTGGATCGATCCCGCGATCGTGCCGGACGGCTGGACCTACGAGTGGAAGGTTCGCACGGTTCTCAATGCCGAGAATCCGGCACACCAGCTTGAACTGCAACGCAGGGGCTGGACGCCCGTTCCGGCAAACAGGCATCCCGAAAAGATGCCTGCCGGGTGGAAGGGCCAGACCATCGAGATGGACGGCATGATTATGATGGAGCGTCCGAAGGAGATCACGGACGACGCCATTGCTGACCGTCATCGTCGCGCGCGGATGCAGGTGCGGGCGAAGGAGGAGCAGCTTGCCGCTGCGCCGGCGGGCCAGTTCGAGCGTTCCAACAAGGACAATTCGCTTGTGAAGGTAAAAAGGAGTTACGAAGCAATGCCAATTCCAGAGAATTGATATTGCTACGAAAATCCGAAGACAAGGGCCGCCATTGTGCGGCCCTTTACATTTTCGATTATGATTGTATTATTATTGGTTGAGGCCACCCGGCGTGGTCTCTTACACCCTTCCCCGGCGTGAAGGGTCCAAACCAAAACCCGGTTCTTAATCGCCCCGGCGCGCGATGATGGACTAATCCTTGAAAGAGGAGGACTCCCGTCATGGCGAACACCAATGCGCCTTTCGGATTCCGTCAGTACAGTGGCAACGGCTCTGCTCCGACCTACGAGCAGGTCCGCATGCGTATTAAATCGGATTACACGACCGCCATCTTCTTTGGCGATGCCGTCATCCCCGTCAGCACCGGCTACATCCAGCAAGCCACGGCTTCGACCGTTCAGGTCGCGGGCATCTTCATGGGTTGCAAATATCTCTCGGTGTCGCAGAAGCGCACTGTGTGGTCGAATTATTGGCCCGGCAGCGACAACTCCGGTGACGTGGAAGCCTACGTCTGCAACGACCCGAACGCCAAGTTCATCGTTCAGGCCGGCGGCACTGCGGTTGGTATTGCGGCGATCAACGCCAACATCCAGCTCAATGTCGGCACGGGCAACACGGCCACGGGTATCTCTGGCATGTATGTCGAGACCCCGAACACGACGGACACCCTGCCCTTCCGCGTGGTGGATATCGTTACCGAACCCCCGGGCGCGAACGGCACGGACTACGCATCTGCGTATAACCATGTGATCGTCGCCTTCAACAACGTCTCCACCAAGCAGCTTACCGGCGTGTAAGAAGGAGTAACCAACAATGGCTGTCAATCTTTCGGCTATTAAAGACCTTCTTCTGCCCGGTCTGCGTGGCATTGAAGGCAAGTATGAGCAGATCCCGTCGCAGTACGACAAGATCTTCACGAAGCACAACTCGAAGATGGCCCTTGAGCGCACCGCTGAAATGCGCTTCCTTGGCTACGCGCAGCTTAAGACTGAAGGCGGCCAGACCGCTTTCGACAACGCTGCCGGCGAGCGTTATGTCTACAACCAAGAGCACAATGAAATTGGCCTTGGTTATGCCATCACGCGCAAGGCCATCGACGACAACCTTTACAAGACCCAGTTCGCTCCGTCGAACCTCGGCCTGATCGAATCCTTCGCCCAGACCAAGGAAATCTACGGTGCCAACGTCCTCAACACCGCCGACACGTACAGTGCAAATGTTGGCGGCGACGGCAAGGCCCTGTGCGCGACCGACCACCCGATTGATGGTGGCACGATCTCCAACAAGGCGACGGTTGAGCTGAACGAAGCGACGTTGCTCAGTTCGATGATTGCTATCCGTACGAACTTCAAGGACCAAGCCGGTCTGAAGATCTTCGCGCGTGGCCGTCGTCTCGTTGTGCCGCCGGCTCTGGAGCCTACCGCAATTCGTCTGACAAAGACGGAACTGCGCCCCGGCACGGCGGATAACGACATCAACGCGATCATGATGACTTCGGGCGGCCTGCCTGAAGGCTACATGGTCAACGATTATCTCACGGACACCAACAACTGGTTCCTGCTGACGAACATCGACGGCCTGTCTTACATGCAGAGAATTGCATTTGAAACAGACATGCAGGTCGATTTCGTTACTGACAATCTGCTTGTCAAGGGCTACGAGCGTTACTCGTTCGGATACTACAACTTCCGTTCGATCTATGGTTCGTTCCCGACCTGATCAGCAAAGGCGGGGAGCAACCCCCGCCTTTTTTCTAGGACAATTGATCACACTGACCGACCTAGCGGACGCTGCACAGACAGTGTGATTGCATCGTGCAGGAGGCCCTTATGGGTGCGACTACATTTACCGGCCCTATCAAGGCAGGTAACGTCCTTAATACAACCGGTAGTACTGCTGGTACGATTAAGAACGTCGGTTTTGTTGAAATGAGTCAACAGGCCGCAATTACCCAGTCTGCTACGGCGGCTGCTACGGCAATTGTGATTCCGGCAAACAGCACTATTGTTGAAATCACTCTTTTCGTCACGACTGTGTGGTCAAGTGCAACGACGACTTACACGGTTAGTGTTGGAACGTCTGCGACTGCTACTGAGTTAGTTGCGGCCACAAACGCCAATGCTATTGGTATTCTGGCCCTTACGCCCGGTACTGATGCTACGAAGACTGGACTTTGGGTCAATGTCGGCACCAGCGACGTCATCATCTACGTCATCTCTGGAGCCCCCAGCGCAACCCCCGGAGCGGGAACTCTTGTGGTCCGCTACATTCAGGCTGCCAACGCCTAATTTCGAGCTACAGGAGGCTCTCATGGGTGCATACGAAGGTAAGGCTTCCACGTTCAAGGAAGCAAAAGAAAAGACCAATGGCTTCAAGAAAGGCGGCAAGGCTGACAAAAAGGTCATGTCCGAAGCTGCTGAGGGCATGCGTCCTCGTCGCGCGACTGGCGGCGGCGTGATGTCATCTGCTGCCAGCGGCACGCCGCGCGGCAAAGCCTCTCACTACTGATCCCGGCCCCTTCCCGCAGGATTAGTAATGAGCTACGGGGGGCTAATGCCCCCCGTATTGCGATGGGGACGAGGATGGCAAAGACACCCGCATGGCAGCGCGCTGCCGGCAAAAACCCTGAAGGCGGTCTCAACGAGGCCGGGCGTCGCTCTGCGAAGGCGCAGGGCATGAACTTGAAGCGGCCACAGCCTGAAGGCGGTCCTCGTAAAGATAGCTTTTGCGCCAGAATGACAGGCATGAAGCGAAAGTTAACTGGTTCTGCGAAGGCAGCAGATCCAAACAGCCGAATCAATAAGGCGCTCAGAAAGTGGGACTGCTAATATGGCTGAGAAACCGTTCTGGAAGAAGGACGCTCCGAAAGATGCGAAGGAGCGCAACATGAGCCGTCAACAAGTGCGCGAAGCAAAGGCTCGCGCTCGTTCCGCTGGAAGACCTTGGCCAAATCTGATAGATAATGTAACGGCCCTGCGGGTGGGAAAGAAAGGCAAGTAAGATGCAAACAAAAACGGTTAGCGTCGGCCCCGTCACAGCCGCAGTCACCAATCAGGTGTGTGCATCACAGACGCCAAATGCCGGTCAAATTATCATCAATGGCGCGGGCGCGACTTTCAGTATTAATAACATTGCCGCAGCGCAAGACCCTGCGGGCGCAGGGGATCTCACGCTCGCATCTGCGTGGATTTCTTTTTCACTGCCGCGATATGTTTACATCACCAGCGCAGCGAATGACACTGCGATCACTTTTACGGTCTATGGTTGGGATGAAAACAATTCTCCAATTGTTGAAGCAATCACTGGCGGCAATACTAAAGCGGTATCAAGTACCAAAAAATTCTTGGTTGTGACGCGCGTTGCCGTGAGCGGAAATTCTGGCTCGGTTCAGGTCGGCTCGTTTGAAGGTGCGACGTTCACCGGCTCGACAGCGCGTCAAGTGACCATTGTTGCTGCTGGCAATGAAAGTTCGAATACTTTTGTTGTGACGGGCACAAACGTCAACGGAGCCCCTGTTTCTGAAACTGTAACGGGTCCGAACGCGACGACGGCAACGACCGTGTCCTACTTCAAGACGGTAACAAGCGTTACGATCTCTGGCAATGCGGCTGGCTCGCTGACTGTTGGCATGACCAACACAGCCACATCGCCGTGGGTTCGGTTTGATGACTTTGCGCCATCGAACATATCGCTCCAGTGCGATGTTACAGGCTCTGCGACTTACACGGTTCAAAGCACGCTTGACGATCCAAACGATCCGTTTAGCCCTTCTTCAATCTCGGCAATGAACTGGGTTAATAGCTCTGACCCTAATGTCATCGCGGCGACAACGACGCAGCAATCGAATTTCCTGTTTGCGCCGCGTTATGCTCGTGTAATTCTAACTACGACCAGTACGGGTTCTGTCAGTGGCATGTTCCTCCAGAGTTCAAATGGGCCGATCTGATGCCGGGGTTATCTATAGGCAGTGGATTAAGCGCAGGAAATGGGCTCAGTTCTGCGCAGGGGCTGTCTCGTGGGGGCGGTCTGTCTTTCCCCGGATTTACATCGTTGAGCCTAAATTTTACTACGCCGCCTCTTGCGTCATTTTTAACGCCTGTAGCGACGAGCTTGGGCACTCTGTATGATAGTTCAGGCTACATCACCTATAGACCAAATAATCTGCTGCTGAACTCCGCGACTCTTTCAACGCAAAATGTGACGACTACGGCAGCATCTCCATATATTCTTTCTTTCAAAGGAACGGGCACAGTAACATTGTCTGGCACATCGACGGCTGGGCCATTGATTGGCACAGGCGGGAGTGATCGTGTTTTCTTGAAATTCTCACCTACTGCCGGAACGCTCACGCTCACTGTTTCTGGAACTGTAACTGAAGCGCAGCTTGAAGCTGTAACCTACGAGACTGAACCACGCACCTACAACGCAACGACCGGGAGCGCCTATTACGGCCCGCGCTACGACTACAATCCGGCACATGGGCAATCAGGAGCGTTGCTGCTTCAAGAACTTTCGCGCACCAACCAGATTTCATATTCAACTAACTTGAGCAATGCTGCCTATGCAAAGACCAACACAACTGCAACACTCTCGGCGGTTCTTGGTCCAGACAACTATACTGCGTCATATTACATCACAGCAACTGCTGCAAATGGCAATGTCAAATATAGTGCTGGAACCAGTACCGTTACGGCGCGCTGTGCTTCGGTGTTTCTGCGCCGCAAGACCGGTACAGGAGTTATTACTTTTGGCGCTGGAACGTCTCTTGTCACGGCGACAGACGTGCCGTCTTTCGGTTGGACGCGCTATCAGGTCAACCTACTTGGGCAAAGCGGAACTTATTCTGTTACTACCAATGTTGTCACCGTCACTTTAACCAATCACGGATTTCAAACCAACGACTCATTGCGCGTTGACTATACATCCGGCACGGCGGCTGACACAAATATCAGTACAATTACTGTTGTTGATGCTAATACATTCACATATTCCCAGACTACGGCGAACACCTCTGGTAATGTTACGGTATATCCTGCGTCCGTGCGTCTGAACCTCGCAACGAATACAGATGAAGTTTATTCGTTTGGGTGGCATTTCGAGCTTGGTTATGGAGCCACGTCATACATTCCAACAAATGGAGCGGTTATTACAAGAACCGTTGAGTATATAAAAGCTGATGGCACAGACTTCACCAACAACTTCAGCATCAACAACGGTGCTTATTTGATTGATTTTGTGTGTGCGGCTGACACGATTCCGTCAACTGGCGTTGGTGCCGGAGCAACATTTTTAACGGTAGGAAATATTGCTGGGTCTACTACTACCTTATCTACCTTTCTGAATCTTTCTGACGATTCTATACGCCTATCTTCGACAGGAGGAGCAACTATAGTTTCTTCCAAGCCGTCATTTTCTTTTGGCGAACGCGTAAAGATTGGTGCCTCTTTTAATCGCGCCACTCAGCCTTTTACGCTTGCATATAAGGATGGAGTAAACAGCAGTACGAACGCATCGTTCCCGACGCCAGATCGACTTGTCTTAAATAGTTCTATAACTTTTACCAATAATTCCGCAATATGGCTCAAACGTCTAAATTATTATAATTCATACAAAACAGGCGCAGAAATGTTGGCGCTCATGGCGGGGATGTGACATGACTGATTTTGTTTTGAGAGCCGCTGATGAGGCCGATATGCGGGCTGCTTATTCGCAGGCTGGTATTCTTGACGCTGATGGCCAACTCATTGAAGGTGGTGAGTATTGGGCGGTCGCTGACGTAGGCCAGATTGATAATATGTTAGGATACTGGTGTGTTCTTCGGTGGAACATTGACCAGCTGCCGCCCATCAAACCTAACGATATCGAAATTGTCTGGCAGACTGGCGACAAACAACAATACCCGGCTGGCGTGCCGATGATGGCATGAAAGAGAGGATCGTGTGGCTACGACCGGCACATACACATTCAATCCCTCGCTTGGCGAATTGACGCTTTATGCGTACAACTTGATTGGTGTTCGCAACACGGCACTGCTTCAGGAGCATCTTGAAGCAGCGCGCATGGCTGCGAACTTGCTTTGCTCGAATTGGAGCAACAGGGGCGTCAATCTATGGGCTGTGGATCTTGTAACTGTCCCCCTCGTGGCCGGGCAATCGACCTATTCGGTTGACGCCAACACTGTCATGATCCTCGACGCTTACATGACCATTGACGATGGTGTTTCTGATCCCATCGACCGGATCATTCTGCCGGTCAGCAGATCTGAATACGCCTCCTACCCGAACAAAGAGCAAGAAGGCTTCACGACGGTTTTCTGGTTTGACCGCCTGATTGCGCCGACCGTGACACTGTGGCCCGTGCCAGACGGCACGTCGGCCCAGTACCTAAAGTACTACCGAGTTCGCCGCATACAGGACAGCGACCTGCAGAACGCCGCGCAGGTTGAGGTTCCGTTCCTTTGGCTGGATGCTTTTGCCTATGGTTTGGCGGCGCGTCTGGCCGTGATCTGGGCACCCGAAAAGACCGCCATGTTGAAGCCCCTTGCCGATGAATCCTACGCGGTCGCTGCAGAGCAGAACACCGAGTATGCGCAAGTGTACATCTCGCCCAGCCTCTCCGGTTACTGGAGGGCCTGATGGTGTACGCATCTCGTGCTGGTCGCGCAAGAACAAGCCCCTCCTCACCGAGGGCGCATGCCATCTGCGACCGCTGCGGTTTTCGCTACAATCATTATATGCTCAAATGGCAATTCGACTGGGCCGGCGCGTCGCTGATCAATAAACGCATTCTTGTATGCGACCGCTGCTATGACGAGCCACAGGAACAATTGCGCACGATCGCCATACCAGCCGATCCCGTCCCGATCATGAACCCGCGCACGCAGGATTTCGTCACGGCTGAGACGGATTATCGCGTTACGTCCGGGCAGAATACGATCAACCCGCAGACTGGCATACCCGTGCCGGGCGGGGATGTGCGCATTACGCAGGACAACAACAATCGAGTCACGCAGCAGACGGGCGAGCCGCCGGGTGGCCTTAACGAAGAGCCGGGCACTGACCCGAAGGTTCCGAACGATGCTGGTGGCAACGACCCCGGCTTGCCCTACAACAACGTCAATGTTCCAAAAACGGGACCACTCACATGAGTTCGATACAGATCCCCAACTTGCCCGCCGCTATTGCTTTGAATGGAACTGAGCAAGTCGAAGTTGTTCAGGCTGGCGTGTCTGTGCGCACAACTACAAGTCAAATTGCCAATCTTGCAATTTCCACGTCATTTTATGGATCGTTCTACGATACGACGACACAGACAAATGGCGGCGCGACTGTCGCCAACGCCATGACCTTTAATTCGACCGACCTGACGAATGGCGTCACAGTTGAGGCCTTGGGGAAGGTTCGCATTGCCAATGCTGGGATTTACAATATCCAGTTCTCCGCCCAGTTCGACAAGACAGACAGCGGCGATGACGACGCTGAAGTGTGGCTGTCTGTGAATGGAAACAATGTTGCAAACACTGCGACAATCCTGACTGTTCACGCTAACAATGGGCGCGCTGTTGCCGCGTGGAACTTTTTTTAT